GCCGTTATCAAGAAGATCGTTGTTGAAAGGATCTGCGTAACGAATGTCCACACCGTCTGCACCGCCGAAGAATGGAGCTGCGAACTGCTTGATTTTCAATCCGTCGATCAAACCATTTGGTCCGGAAAGACCATTGGTGTAACTTATACTTCCGCTTGCATCATAAGAACCTTCTTCGAAGAAGTAATCAGTTGCAACAGAACCAGACTTGATGTCATCCAATGTGAAAACAAAAGAAGCGTTTGCTAGAGTTTCTCCCTCAGTCATGTGAGGAGCGATAGCAACACGTCCGATTGCGATGTCTCCAAAACTTGGATCGTGTGCAACTCGGTTAGTCTTGACATGTCGAAGTCCGAAAACGTTTGTGGCAGCGTAATCAGAACCGTTCTTTGTTCCAGTTGTGGTCAAGCCGAAAGTTGGCCAAGGAATAGATGCGGTCAAAGCTGTTGGCCATCCTTCAACAAACTCACCAGCGCTATTTCCAAGACCGATGGAAGAAGAACCTTCAATCCACTCGAGTCTTGCAGTAGAACTAGCAGCTTGAGTGCCAGAAAGTTCCGTAACAGTTGTTGGGTTCTTAGGTCCAACATAACCAACAGGAAGATCTGACTTATTAAGATTGGCGGCTACTTCAACACGAACGTAGTTTGAAATATTGTTGTATTGACCTTCGATGTCAAACTTCTGAGTGTCTGGGTTCCAAGTCTGACTTAGGTCACCAATTCTTTTAGAAATGTAGTTTGCATCAGTTGGATCAAGACTAAGATTTGAAAATTGCTCGATAACCTGATCACGTCTTCCACGCTTTATAATGCTCAAGGTGAAAGTAGCATGTGGCTGAAGAGATGTTGCCAACTTAAGATCAGAAACACGACAGTAGAAATTCTTTTGGAACTCTTCTCCGGCATCCAAAGAAACAAGTCGGAAAAGATATTTCTGAGCTGGTTGAACTCCGATGAACCATCCACTCTTTGATTCTGTCAACTCTTGTTGAAAATCGTCAAAAGAGTTAGAGCTATCTTTCAATGCAGCTACGAAACCGTAAACTTCACCAGCACCTTTAGTAAGGAGATCTCCACGCTGAATGTTAACGTCAAAAGTTTCACCCAAGAAATAAGGAGTGTCTGTTCCGTTAGCGTAGTTCTTTGATTGGAAGAAGTTAGTTGGATCTGTGTCCAAAACTGTTCTGATGTATTGCCCACTATTATCATTGAAGTTAATGTTATGAAGGGTTTCACCAGCTGAGCTACTGATTGCAACAGTAAATGCACAATCGGTGCCAGTGTTTTTGATCAAAGTACTCGCAGAAACTGCAGTTTCAGAAGTAGTGTTTGCAACAGTTCCGGAAAGAGCAACGGCAGCACCAGAAACATAGAAAACAGCTCCCAAAACCGCATTTGTGTCTTGAGAAGCGGATGGCATAAGGAAAAGACCATAAGCCCCAGCGTTTTCATCGATTGTGCTTGATGGGTTTCCACCCATTGTCCAACCTGCTTTGTTGTTTGTGTCTTTTTGTAATCCAAGGAGACGAACATACTTTACAGGACCTACTCCAGAAGCCAAATAAGCTTGAGCAGCATATGCAGCGTAGTTTGGAGCTCCAGTGTTTCCTTGACGCCAAGGGTCTTCTTGACGAACACCGTCCATCGGGTTACCGAAAATATCAACAAAATCATTCAAGTTGCTGATTCTAACCGGTTTCATAGCAGGGCCAGAACGTGCTCTACCAATTAATAAGATCCCGTCTTGTTCTGGTGTCTGAGGTACCTGTGAACGATCAATTTCTCTTAGTTCAACTGCTGGAGAAACAAAGTCAAATTTTGTAGGCATTAAAAAATCTCCTTAAAATGTATTCTTATTCCTATTAAATAGTTTAATAAATGCCTAAAGTCAAAATTCTCTATATTTACCATTATCGCCCGGAATATTTTCTCCCCAAGGCCTATTGTCATCCGTAATCACGCGTTCTCTAGAGATTCTTACCTCAACAGCGTTTTGTCGTCTTGTTATTTTTGGTCTGTCGCGATTGATTCCAGAGCCAACCAAATAACCAAGAACTTTCAGTGTTACTTTAGCGGTAAACATTCTCTCTTCATTTCCAAGACTACCTAGATTATTGTTGAGTCCATAGTCATCTTGAATAAAAACTTCATATCCATGACCATCATGTTCTATTTTAGTAGTGTTTTTTTGATCCAAAAAGAAAACAGGCACTAAATCATTCATTTGCTGTTGATATTCAGTTCTTATGTTTATCTCAAACATGCAAGTTACATAGATGGGCTTTGGAACAGTTATGGTTTCATAGACTATTTTTGTATTATTTGAGGGCCCTGTCTCATCGCCTTTATTTTTTCTGTTCACATCAGCGTTAGCAAAGTTTCTTGTTTTATCTTGCTTAATAACTCTTGTTATCTCAACAGCACCACCACCATAACCTTTTTCAGATGGCTCACCAGACTGATAAGAGCCTAAAAAAGTCTTGTCTCTCATAACATTTGATCTGGTAATAGTTATCAGAGGAAGCTTGAGTTTTCCGACATCGTCTCTTAGTTCTTTGTCGTTTTTGATCTGATATGGTCTTTCTGTTCCCAGCCAAAGCACAGGAACTTTTGTGTAACCACTATTGGTGTTTACATGTGGATTTAGTCTTTCATCAACAAATTTATAGACAGCAGTGTCTATTGTTTCTAATGTTGAAGGGTCAAATGGTATTATTTCTTCACTCGGCATTGAATAGTCCGTCCCTTGCTCTTATGCATTCTGCTTGAATCTCAAATCTGCTTTCTGGTTGTCCGAAAAGCAACTTTGGTTCGATAAGCTTAACTATTTCATAAAAAACATCACCAAAGCGAACGAAGTCTCCTTCACGAACAAATAGGTGTTGGTCTTCTGTGAGTCTTCTTTTATGAAAGTTTACCTTGATTTTTGTTGCTTTATCAATAGCAAAGTTATCCATGTCGGAAGTCTCAACTCCTTGAAACTCTACCAAAGCATAAACTCTTACTGGATGCAAGAATGTTTTTTCTATTGCTTCTCCATATAAAGGATGGTAATCAGTGTGCTCTATGTCGATTGGAAAATATAAAACCTGTTGACCAACAACGCGTTCTATAATCTCATCATTGATTTGTTTAACGAAATCTTTTTCTTTTTCTCCAAGAAACAAAGGTGGTGGAGGCTGAGTTGGTCTAGTCCATTTTCCCATTTATTTACCCCACGTAGATCTTTAACGGTGCCTTTCCTACAATAGCATCTGCGTTTTCAACCATTGCTCTGTCGGTCTCTGCTAGTTTTGAATAAAGCATTTCATCAAGTTGTTTGTTCAGTTCCTCTCTGAGAGAAGTTTGTTCTGCAGCTGCTTGACTTAATAGGTCTGCTGCATTAAGAGTAACATTATCGCCGGGAATAGGAACAGAGTTTCCAAACTTACCACGGATTTGCCCTAGAGTTTCTTTTGAGAGAGCCAATGCAAACCTACGAATCCATTGTTGTCCCATGGAATTTATGCTATCAAACGGAAGGTTTTCGAAAGGAAGAGTGTTAACATTATTGATGCCATCCACTCCCGTGTCATAAGATCCAGTTGCAAACGCATCGTTTGTTTCGATTGTAAATCTAAACCAAAACTTTTCTGGTGTAACATCATCTGGAGTCGGATAGATTCTAAGCTTGTTGTTAATAATTTCATAGCTGTAATGTGAGGTTCTTGTGTAAAGATGGTCCTCATACATAATGGCTTGCATCTTATTTTGCCATGTTGGAACAACCTGAAAGGATGAGTCATCAGAATATTGTCCATAGTTATGAAGGTCTCCAGTGACATTTAGACCACCATAATAACCATAAAATCTCCACATTTGTCGTGGGGTTACATAATAAACTTGTCTAATCTTGATTCTTTCATTTCCAACCAGACCAGCATAAGGGGCGCTTCCTGTTGCAGATGCACTTACAATTTGCTGTAAATCATAATCTTGCTGATTTGCTACTCTATCAAAAGACGCAGAATAAATAGGAGTAGTTCCTCCAACAACTGCTTCTGTTGAGAACTTATCAGCTATTCTGAAAGCGTAATCAAACAAAAACTTTGGATATTTCAAAGATTTGTTTTCGGTCCCACTAACGTTCCCTTGATGATCAAAAGATCCTGTTTCTCCACCCAAGGCACTTCCAAGAGTGTTTCTCGCTTGATGTAGATTTATAATGTAAGAATATTCTAAAACTGCTTCTTCATAATGATTGTAAACATTACCAGCAGTCAATTCGATATCTAAAACATCACCACCCAATCTTTTGTAGGTGTAGGCAACTTGAGCAGCAGCACCAGATAAGAAAGGTACACTTCCACTATAAAACCCAATTGCTAAAGAATCAGCAACGTCACTTTCAGAACCTGTTGAAGGTAAGATAATCGCCGATGTGGTCGATGTTGGTGTTAAACTTGGAAAAGCCATTCGTTAATCCTCCGCTATTTGTAAATAGTTCTATCTAATAGAAACCTCCGATCTTGTGAAAATCGGAGGCTAGTCAAATAGACAAATTTTTTATTATTTGGAGGATTTTTTCTTTCTAGGAGATCTTTTGCGTCTAGTGGTTGTCTTAGGTTTCTCCTCAACCACTTCTTCTACAGCTTCAATGGCTTGTTCCTGTTCGGGAACTTTTTCTTCTTTTTCGGCACTTACATCTACAGTTTGTTCCTGTTCGGGAACTT